AGCTTTGGATGATAATGATACTAATATGGAATCCAAAGATGCTCCTTCAGCATTTCCTCTTTTTACACATTTAAAACATTATCCATTAATAAATGAAATAGTATTAATTATATCAACTAATAACACTAGCATTTATAGTGGTAAAGAAAAAGATGATTATTATTTACCACAAATTAATATGTGGCGTCACCCTCACCACAATGCATTACCTACTTTAAAAAACATTACTGAAGAAGAATCAGTTATAAATGATTATAAATCTACTGAAAATGGATTAGTAAGAAGAGTAGAAGATGGAAGTACTGAAACTAGACTTGGAAATTATTTTAATGAACAAATAAATATAAAACCCTTATTATCTTATGAGGGTGACATGATTTTAGAAGGAAGATTTGGTAACTCTATTAGATTTGGATCTACTAATAAAAGTAATGAAATATCTAATCCTAATAGTTGGAGTGATTTAGGTAATACAGGTGATCCCATTACTATAATAAGAAATGGACAACCCAATAATTTAGATGATAAAGGATGGTTACCTACTATTGAAAATATAAATGGAGATGCTTCAAGTATATATTTAACTTCAAACCAAAAAATCCAAAATTTTATACAGGCATCTCCGTATATGGATTCTTTTAATGCTATTTATGAAGAGCCTTTATCATTAGAACAAAGTTTACTTGAACCTAATAATAATGATTTACAAAGTTCTAATATAGTAATAGAAAACGAAACATTACCTAGTAAAGATCTTGATTTAAGTGGTACTCTCCCAGGAACTGGAATTAGTGAAAAAGAAGAATTATTAAATGTAATTAATAATCCAAAAACTACTAATGAATCAGAAAGTTCCATAGATGATCAAATTATACAAAAAGATAATATAGACCTTGAATTACCTAATTCTTACGTAGATCCTGGTTCGGGTGCTGGAAGTAGTGGGGCAACTAATGAATTTGACTTAACAATAGATTAATAATGGCAATTAATACAGAAGAACCAATAGGAACCCATTTTTTATTAAAACATTTAATATGGTCTAATACTGCAAAAAATAATAGTATTAATAATATGCCTGGTATAGATGGTTCACCATCTCAAACTGAAGTTATTGAAAATTTAAGAGCACTAATGGTTAATATTATTGATCCTATAGTAAATATTTATCCTGATTTAATAATAAATTCAGGTTATAGATGTGTAGAATTAAATAAAAGATTGGGAGGATCTAATACTTCTCAACATATTTTTGGTCAGGCTATAGATATAAGAGTACCTAATTTAACTACTGCTGATTTGTATAATTATATTTATGTTAATATTAAAGGATGGGATCAATTAATATGGGAATATCCTGAAAAAGGTAATAATAGTTGGGTTCATGTTTCTTATGGTCCTCAAAATAGAAAAATTACTACATTAGCATCTAATAGAGAAGAATATCATACCCTTTATAAAGGTGAAAGATATGGTAATAGTAATCAATATCAACATAACATAACTGAAGCAAAATTAGTATAATGAGCTATAAACCAATAAATACAAATGATTATTTAGGTAAACAAGTAATAATTAATTCTGATAGATTATTATTTAACGCTAAGGATGATTCTATTTTATTATTTTCAGATAAAGCAATAGGATTTAGTACTAAAGGTAGTATACATTTTGATACTAGTTCAAATAAAAATAGTAAATTAGTTATTAATACTCCTAATATTTATTTAGGACTAAAATCTGATAAAAATTTACCTACAGAACCAGCTATATTAGGAAATGAATTAGATGAGTGGTTAGGTGGGGTTAATGGATTATTAGATGTTTTGGAAGGTATTATAAGTGATATTATAGTAAAAGTATCATATACTGCACCTGGAGGTTTTACTGGACCAAATGCCGCTAACGAATCTGCATTTACTACAAGAAGAAGACAAATAGATGCTTTAAGAGATAATATCCAATATATTAAAAGTAAAACAACTAAATTAGTTTAAAAAATGGCCAAAAATACCCCAGGTAAAGATATTACTAAAACTCAACAAGCACAAATAAAATTACAAAAAACTACAGAACAAATTAATAAAATATCTTCTTTTGCATCTGTAGGCATAGGTATTAATTATAATGATGGATTAGGATCAATAAGAACTATTATAGAAAGATTAATAGAAGGACCTTTATTTGAAGTAACTCAAGATTTAAAACAACAAGGAAAGGATAGAGCTTTTGATGAATTAAGAAAAAGGGGTATACCTACATCTAAACCTGAAGCTAAAGAATTATTTAAAGAAAAAATATTAGAAAAAAGTTGTGATATTGAAATTATGATTATTGTTAAAGAAACTAAAAATACTTTAGAATCTATATTAACACAAAGTAATAGTAAATTAGAAAATGTTATAAAAAAATTAGAAAGAATACAAACAAAAGTAGATAAAGCATTAAATAGTTTAGTGGATATATCAATTTTATTGGGTATATTTCAAACGTTAATTACTGCTTTAAAAATATTAGTAACTTCTTTATCACTTGCTTTAATACCACTAGCCGGATTTTTAGCTTCGGCAGCTTTATCAAAAAAAATATTTGATGGTATTGCAAAAGCAAATGCATTTATACTTAAATATGCAAATGCTATACAAGTATATACAGGTTATGCACTTAAAACACTACAGGTTATTATATCTTTAGTTAATTTATTACCTTTAATTATAGATGTTATAAGAAATTTAGTATTATTAATAAAAAACTTTATTAGTACTTTAAATAACTACTATAAACAATATATTGAAAAGTGTATACCAGGAGGAGATGTAATTAATTCGGATGGTACCTTAAATATACCAAATATTGATAAATTTCTTAATTTTAATGCCCCTATAGTTAATATTCAACCGGATGTATTAGGAGATTATATTAGAGATAATGAAGAACAAAGAATATTTAGACCAAAAATAAACTAATTTTTAAAAAGTTTATATTTATTAACAAATAATAATAAAAAATGAAAGCAAAAACTTTTGAAAATCTAATTAGAAAAGTAGTTAGAGAAGAAATCGATTATGCGTTACGTAGAGAAATCAAATCACTTAAGGAAGATTTACGTGATGAATTAAAACCTACTATTACAGAACATACAGAAAGATTAGTTGAAGTACCTAAAGTACCTCAATCGTCTTTAAAGGAAAAAATAATGGGTAAAAAATTTACAAAACAAAATTTTGTAGCAAATAATACTTTAAATGATCTTTTAAACGAAACAGCAGCAGGAGATACTAATACTCAATCTGCTATATCTCCTGTAAATATGTCACAGCCATCAGCAATGGATACAACAAGTATGCCTAAATCGGTAGCTACTGCTGTAACAAGAGATTATAGAAGTTTAATGAAAGCAATAGATAAGAAAAAAGGAATATAATAAATGCCTATAATTCAAAATACAAGGAAAATAAATCCCCTTGACATTAATAATAATGTTAAGATAGGAGTTGCTTTTCCTTTGAATGAAATAAATATGACTTCTGGTACTTCAACAACTAGAGAACAAATAAAAACAAATTTAATAAATTTATTATTAACAGTTCCTGGAGAAAGAATTAATAATCCTAATTATGGTTTGGGATTAAGAGATTTAGTATTTGACAATAATTTAGATGAAAGTATTTTATTAGAAGATATAAATGCTATAACATCTTTTTTTATGCCAGAATTATCAGTTGAAAGTGCTATAATAGAAAGAGAATTGGATTTATATAAACTATCAATATCGATTACTTATTCCATTAACAATGAAAAAAATGATGATTCAATACAAATAAATTTTAGATAAAATGGCTTATACAAAAGTATCAAATAAAACTCAAGATAAGGATATAAAATATTTAAGTAAAGATTATAATTCCTTTAAAAATCAATTAATGGAATTTGCTGAAGTATATTTTCCTAATAATTTTAATGATTTTAGTGAAGGTAATCCCGGAATGATGTTTATGGAAATGGCCGCTTATGTAGGTGATGTTCTTTCATATTATACTGATACACAGCTAAAAGAATCTTTATTATTATTAGCTCAAGAAAAAGAAAATCTTTTTAATTTAGCCTATGCTATGGGATATAGACCTAAAGTATCCGAAGCTTCAAGTGTTGAATTAGAATTATTTCAGTTAATACCTTCTACGGGAGCAAGTGGAGATTATCAACCTGATTTTAATTACTGCTTAAGACTAAATCCTAACTCTACTTTTAAATCTACTGAAGGATCTACTTTTTATATTAATAATCAAGTAGATTTTAATGTATCTTCAAGTTTTAATCCCACAGAAATTAGTATATTTCAATATGATAGTTCAAATAACCCAGAATATTATTTACTTAAAAAAACAACTAATGCTATTTCAGGAAGAGTAAAAGAACAAACATTTACAGTTGGTTCTGCAGAAGCTTTTAAAACTATAACTTTATTTGATACTAATATAATATCAATAGAATCTATTATTGATGAGGATGGTAATGAATATTTTGAAGTGCCATACTTAGCCCAAGATATTATTTTTCAAGAAGTTGAAAATATTGGTACTAATGATCCAGAATTATTAGGTTTTAATAATCAAACTCCTTTTTTATTAAAAATTATAAAATCACCTAGAAGGTTTGTTTCAAGATTTAAAGCTAATAATCAATTAGAAATACAATTTGGAGCAGGAAATAGTGATAAAGCAGATGAACAAATTATACCTAACCCTGATAATATAGGATTAGGTATTAAAGATGGAAGAAGTAAACTTAATACTGCATTTGATCCTTCTAATTTTTTAATGACTAAAGCTTATGGACAAGTACCTGCAAATACTACACTCACAGTAAAATACATAGTAGGAGGAGGTATTAATTCTAATGTAAATGCTAATACTATTACTGAAGTTGAAACATTATTTACATCTAATAATCTTAATTTAAATAGTTCATTACAAAGATTTGTAAGAGCATCTATAGCAGTAAATAATCCAGAAGCTGCTAAGGGCGGAGGAAGTGGGGATTCCATTGAAGAAATAAGAGAAAACACTATAGCACAATTTGCTACACAACAAAGGACAGTTACTAAAGAAGATTATATAATTAGAACTCTTAGTATGCCTTCTAAATTTGGAAGAGTAGCTAAAGCTTATATAGTACAGGATGATCAAATTTCTCCTTTAACTAATGAATTTAATAGAATAAGAAATCCTTTAGCACTAAATTTGTATACTTTAGGATTTAATAATACTAAAAAATTATCTAATTTAAATAATGCAACTAAAACTAATTTACAAACATATTTAGAACAATTTAGAATGTTAACTGATGCAATTAATATTAAAAATGCATTTATTATTAATTTTTCTTTAGATTTTGAAATAACGGTTTTTAAAAACTATAATAATAATGAGATAATATTAAATTGTATCTCAGAACTTCAGGATTATTTTGATATTGATAAATGGCAAATAAATCAACCTATAATTATAGCTGAAGTATCTAATTTACTTAGTAATGTTGTAGGAGTACAATCATTAGAAAAACTTACATTTAATAATAAAAGTGGAACAGCTTTAGGTTATTCTCAATACAAGTATGATTTTGAAGGTGCTACTAAAAATGGGGTAATATACCCATCTTTAGATCCTAGCATTTTTGAAATAAAATACTTAAATACTGATATTAAAGGACGAGTAACAACATATTAATATGGCATATTATTTTTTATTTCCAGAAAAAGATTCAACTATATATAGTCACCCTGATAGAACTAAATTAAATACGGGACAAGATGAAATTATTGAAATTGTAAAAGAAAAAGGAAGTTCAGATCAAAGACTTTATCCTTCAAGAATTTTAATACAATTTAAAAATGAAGAAATTCAATCTACTATTTCAGATAAAATAGGATCTTCTATTTTTAATAATGGTACTTCGCAGGTAGCACTTCAATTATCTACAGTAGAACATAAAAATTTACAAAGTACCTTAAATTTAGAGGTTTTCGCTATATCCCAATCTTGGGATGAAGGTACAGGAAGATTTTCTAATATACCTACTAGTTCAAATGGTTGTTCATGGGTTTTTAGAGATAATACTACTGATTTAACAGAATGGAGGACTTTTACTAATGGTTCCTCATCATTAACTACTGTTGCTTCCGGACAAATAGGTAGTGGTTCAGTATTTGCATTAGGTACTACGGGTTCTATAAATGCAGTAGGAATTACTGAAGGAGGAGGAGTATGGTATACGGGTAGTAACTTTCAAGGATCCCAACAGTTTTTAAAAGGAGATAATTTAGATACTAATATTGATGTAACAACTATAGTACAAAAATTTAGTGCTAGTTTATTTGCAAATAGTACTTACCCTACTGGTATAGATAATAATGGGTTTTTAATAAAACAACCTGATTCAGTAGAAGAAGATACATCAGGAAGTTTTGGAGAACTTCAATATTTTTCTGTAGATACACATACTATTTACCCTCCAAAACTAACATTTAAATGGGATGATAGTTCACATAGTGAACAATCAAAAGCAAAACAAAATGGAGAATTAGATGTTTCTTTATATAGAAATCAGGAAGAATATAACCAAAACGCTGAAGCTATTTTTAGAATACATGTTAGGGATAAATATCCTACTAGACAATTTGCTTCTTCTTCTAATTTTTTAAATGTGGGATATTTTACTACATCTTCTTTTTATAGTATAAGAGATGCTCATACAGAACAAGAAATTATACCTTTTGATGATAATTTTACAAAATTAAGTGCGGATAATGATGGTATGTTTTTTAAAATATTTATGCAAGGACTACAACCAGAAAGATATTATAGAATATTATTTAAACATACTAATAATGAGGGAACTAGAATATATGATAATAATTACCATTTTAAAGTAGTTAGATAATGAGTTATAAAGTTACTAATAGTAAATTTGAAGACAATAAACCTGTTTACTCAGAAGTTAAATCTTCTACTGTTGACAATACACCCTTAGATAATGATGAAGGTAAAGAAATAGTAGAGTTACAAAAAAGACATTATGGTACTAGGGATGCAAGTCAAATATTAGATAGATCTTTTGTAGAACTAACTAAAACTAGAGATAGTTTAACACCGGAAACATTTTTTAATTTATATAGAGAATTATTTTATGATTTACCTAAAATAGGAGATAATTCACATACTTTACTAATTAAGGAAAGTAGAGATTATGTTAAAGATTATATAGATCCAAAAGATGCTATTATAGATGAGTTAACACAAAAAATAATAGATTTTGAAAGAAATAGTATTGAAATCCCATCAGAACATCCTTTATTTCCTAATGGTACTGCTCTTAGAGTCGGAACTGATATTCAAAATCTATCGGGCCCTTTAGGTATAATGCAAGAAGGAAGATTTAGAAAAATTTCAAATAGAGGTAATCCTTCTCCCTTTACAATACTTAAAAGACCTTTAGGATTTATAGATGGTAATGGTAAATTATTATCAGATGAAAATTGTATAACCCTAATAAATCAACAAACTTTCGACAGTTTACCAAAATTTACCGATCCTCTAGAAATATCAGCTATTAATGAAGCAGCAGATTGGAATTTTAGTTCAAATGATGCTTTATTTAACCCACCCGCAAGTAATTTTACTGAAATTACTACTTTAATAGGTAGTGCTGATTTAAAAAATGTAGAAATAAATAATTTAATTAATACTTTAAAATCTAAGATACCATTTGATGGTTTTACTATTGAAGATAATGAAGATGGAACATTTACTTGGACTCCTCAAGAATTAGCTCCATTTGGTATAAAAGGACAATTTCAGGGTGATACTAGAATATTAGATACTCAAAACCCAACTTTACTAAGAAATGACCATATACAATCACTTTTAGATAATGCATTAGAAGATTATCAAGAAGATCTATTTGAATTAGATATAAGCCCTATAACCGACTTTAATGTTAGCCAATACGTAAAGGTATCAGGAAGTTTTCAAGTTAATAGAGCAAATAATTCGTTAGAAAACGAATTAGATAGTTTAATAGATGATATAGAGGATACTAGATTTGAACCCTATATATGGACTAATCCATCCGATTCTGTAAAATTTAGATGGATATTAAGAACGGGATTAGGAGAAAGAGGTGCTTTTACAGCAAGACTAAAAGCACCCGTAAGAAAAATAAAAAGATTTCTTGAGAGAAAAAAGTATACACAAATAGGAAGTTCAATTAATGTTTAAAATAACAGACATATCATCAACGGCTAGACTAAAACTAGGTGATTTAGATTTTAGAGATTTAAATAAAAGATTTGGAAAAAGAACTGATTTCTTAGAACTTCAAGTACTAAATTTAAATAATGAAATTTTATCTACTTTTAATATACCAAAAAGTCACTATGAGTTATTAGAACAAGATAGTGATAATTTATCCGATGAATTAAAAATAGATTTTGCTAGAATATTAAAAGATAATGCTTTTGAAGTTGGAAAATATAAAGTAAAACTATCAGTATTACGTTCTAAAGTATTAAGAGGTAAAGTTTTTAATATTAAAGAAATATCTTCTTCAAGAAAAGAATTAAGAGTTATAGCTAATGATATTAATAATAAATCTTTTGCTAAAGGTGTAAATGCCTTTATATCGGAAAGGGATAGTGCACCATTTTTTAAAGATTTTACATTAAAATTTGATAATGAAGAAGTATTAGGGGTAAATATTATATTAAATAATTTTGTAACTAAATTTGAAGCATTAATTAAACTATTAGATCCTTTACCTGCTTCTATTAATATAAGAAATAAATTTGAAATAGTAGAAGATATTATAGATCCTATTTTTTTAACTATAGATTTAGGACAAGATTTATCTAATATAAGTGAAGAAGAAGAAGAGGACATATTTTTAAAACCTAATTTTAATCTAGATACAGATAGTATTAGTACTCCATCTTCTTTTAAAGATTTTAATAATATTTTAAACTATACATTAACATCCTCTTATCAAAATTTATTACATGAACTTGAAAATAGAGATATCCCAGAAATATCTTATGATTATGTCAGACCTATATCTTCAAGTACTGAAGAATATGATATACCCTACCATTTTGAAAATTTTGTCCATTTTGGTTCAGCTACAGAAAGATTAAAAAATTTTGAGTATAAACTAAAATTAATAGAATTATATGATAGTCAAACAAATGATCTAAATAAAATATTAGGTGATGCTGCAGGTTCTACATTTACTTTAACTAATAAAGAAAATATTAATTCTAAAAAAGAAAAAATAATAAAGGGATTTGATGGTTATGAAAGATTTTTGTATTATACTGAGGGTACTAATCCATATACATGGCCTAAAGCAACTACAACTTATCCTTTTGAATTATATTCTACTACTTCGTCACAAGCAATATCATGGTTAGGAAATGAAGGATATGGGGATTCAATCTCAGGGGGTCAATTACAGTCTGCATCTTTATTTGATAATAGTAACCCTTATAATTTAAAAAAATTAATACCTAATCATATAAAAGAGGGAGAAGATAATAACTTTTATTTATCTTTTGTAGATATGATAGGTCAACATTTTGATCACATTTGGACACATATAAAACATATAACAGAAGTAAATGATACACACCATATAAGAGGAATTTCAAAAGATTTAGTTTGGTATCAACTTAAGGCTTTAGGGATAGATGCTTTTGACCAATTTGAAAATTCAAATTTAATAGAATATATTTTAGGACAAGGAACATCAGGTAGTTTATTTTATGATACTCCTTCTCAACAAACACTAATCACAGCGTCTAATGCTGGTTCAGTTGCAAAACAAGATATAACTAAAGAAGTATGGAAAAGATTATATCATAATGCACCATATCTTTTAAAAACTAAGGGAACCGAAAGAGGAATTAGAGCATTAATGGCTTGTTATGGTATACCATCTACTATTTTAAATATAAAAGAATATGGTGGTTCTAAACCTATTACTGGTTCAATAAGAAATACCGATGTAGCTAATTTATATAAAACATTTACTTATCAAAAATCAAGTTTAGCTTTAAAAACAGATGGTGTAGTAGGTAGTGGTGAATATTTAGCTCGTGTTCCCTGGGCTGCAACTAATGTAGGTACAAATGTTAAACAAAAAACTATACAACTTAGAATTAAACCCGTAAAAGGAAATGAGGGTGTAGCTTTAAGTTTAGATGATCCGTCTGATGGTAATAGTCTTAAATTAGAATTAGATAAATATGAAGGTAATGATATAAGTTCTAGTAATGATGCTTCTACATTTGGTAGAATTCACTTAAAACAAGGAGCTAGTATATTATCATCTACACAATTTTTTCCTTTATATAATGGAAATTTTTGGAATATTCACATGGCCAGAAATAAAGAAGACGGTAATTTAAGTTTTGGTGCTTACCAAACTAATCATTTAAAAAATACTTTTAAAATAAATAAAGTACACGCTATAGGAGCCAGTAATTATAATGCTACTTTTGGTATAACTTCAGGAGGTGGGGATAACCATCTTTTCGCAGGAGCTGTAGGTTATGAAGGATCTATACAAGAATTAAGAAGTAATTGGGGAGAAATATTATCGGATGCAACTCTTACTAAACATTCTCTTGAACCATTTATGTATGCTGGTAATAGTATTTCTTCATCATTTACTAATGTGGTTATTAGATATCCTTTAGGAAGTACGGATGAAGAAACTTTTGAAAACCACATACCTGATACTTCTATAGCAACTGCTAATTCTATTGCAGATAATAA